CTGGGAATTATACTCATCATCTGATAATGATAAACCAGAATTTGAAGATTATAGTGAATTATGTAAGGTAATACGCAGTGTGCTAAAAGAAAGCTACTATGAGATTGTGGTAGCTAAACTTGGCTTGTGTGGACTTAACTCACCAGTTAAGTTACATATTATGGCTGAACAATTTGGTATAACTAAACAAGCTATAAACCAAAAATATAATTTGGCTATAGGTAAATTAAAAAATGAACCATTGTTTATTAAATATATGACCGAAAAGTTTTTATAATTTATTTTCACATTTTTTAGTCTTTTCCATCTTTGCTGTATATTTATTAATATAAAGTACAAACACTTTATTAAAAACAATAATTAAAATATATGGAAAACAAATTTGAACAATTAGATAATGAAGGGAGAATAATATTTCAAGAATATTGTGAAGCACAACCTTGGTGTAAATTTATAAAAACATCAAAACCAAATGATGTCTGGGATGTAAGCTATTTTAGTGGTGGTACTATGATAATCGGTGAAATAAAGAAAAGAGGCTTTACCAGCGATAAATTTACAGATTGGATGATTCATCAACATAAAATAGATTCAATCGAAACAGTGAGACAAAAAGTGATTGCGAAATATCAAAATCTTGATACCAAAATAGCATCACAATTTATTAACCTTTATACAGATGATGTCGTAAGAATTTGGGATATTACTGATTACCAAGGTGTTGGTGTTGAATTATTAGTTGATGATACATTTGTTAACACAAAAAGTCAAAAAATAAAAACAACATTATTTTTAAAGAATAGTGAATCACTTTTAACTGATCATTTAGATTGGGATAAATTTTTAGGAATACCAATAAATAACGAAACGGATCAATCTTTACCATTTTAATAATGAAAGCAAAAACAAAAAAAGAAATTGCATTTTTAGAATTACTTAAAATAATAATGGAAATAATGGAAGAAGATGATGATGATATTATTGAAAACACATAAACGATTGTTTATACTTTAAATAAAATATATAACATTATAGTATGGCTATTGGACGAAAAATAAAGGCAAAATTCAAAAAAGACGATTTAATTAAAATGGTTGTTGAATGGGTGATGGATGGAATTGCTCAAGCTGAGATCAAATCAAAATTTACGCAATTGGATTATTCCATTGCGTATTTTTACGTTATATACAGACAAGCAAAAGTATTAATTGATGAAGCTATCAAAGGTATCGCTGAGAATAGATTAGAGAGCACTATAATAGTAATGGAAGAACAATACCTTCAAGCAATAAAAGAAGGTGATAGGAAGCTTGGCAATGAAATTAGAAAAGAAATAAATAAGATAAGCGGCTTACATATAACAAAAACAGACATAACAACTAATGGTCAATCTATGAGTAACATTAGCATAATAAAATTAATAGAAATTAAAAATGATTAAGTACAAAATTAAAGCTGAATATAAGGGCGTTAAAATGACGATAAACAATAAAGTAATAGGTAGAGTAACATTTGATGGATCAAATGATCCATCTGAATATGTACAATATATAAAAATGGGCTTCGGTGTTATCTTTGAAGTTGATAATGATGTTGAAGTTGATAATGATGATAAGGAATTGGTTAAACAATTATTAGTTGAAGAAATATTAGTTGGTGTTAAAAATAAAAGATCAATTAAAAAATAATGGCTGAATTAACTATACGACATACTTCTGTTTTTACCAAAAACTATGAAGCTTTGGTGAATCCAAATATTCGTTTTATAGTTAATCAAGGAGGGACCAGGTCTTCGAAGACTTATTCCATCTGTCAAATGTTGATAGTATACGCACTAAATAATAATAAAAAAACAATATCAATCATTCGGAAAACCTTGCCAGCTTTGAAAGCTACTGTCATGAAAGATTTTTTTGAAATATTAAATGAACTAAATTTATATGATGAAAAAAATCACAACAAATCAGATAACATTTTTAAGTTTACAAATGGAAGTTGCGTTGAGTTTTTTAGTTTGGATAATCCACAAAAAGTAAGAGGTAGAAAACGACACATTGCTTGGATAAACGAAGCCAATGAATTATTAACTACTGATGAGTTTAATCAAATAAATTTTAGGTGTGATGAAAAGATGTTTTTCGATTTTAATCCAAGCGATACTGACCATTGGTTATATGATGTAATGTTAAGACCAGATGCTTTAATGATTCATTCAACCTATAAAGATAATAGTTTTCTACCTAAAAGTTTAGTTAAAGAAATTGAAGAACTAATTTTAGTTGATCAAGATTATTATAATATATATGCATTAGGTTTACCATCAAAATCAACCCAAACTATTTTCAATCATCACNAAACATATGATGTAGTTCCATCAACAGCAGCATCAACATTACTACTTGGNTTAGATTTCGGCCATGTACATCCAACTGCTTTAGTTATATGTAATTTTGATGAAAATAACAATTCAGTTTTTGTTGAAGAATTACTATATGAAAGTTATTTAACAACTAACCAATTAATTGAAAGATTAGATAATATATTTGAATTAAATAACATTTCAAAAGATGCTACCATTGTTTGTGATTACGCAAGGCCAGAGATAATAGCTGAGCTTAACTCTAGTGGCTTTAATTGTGTTAACGCTATTAAGAATGTTGTTGAAGGGATTGATGCTGTTAAATCGATTAAATTATTTATTAATAATAAGTCTTTAAATTTGAAAAGAGAATTAAGCAAATATAAATGGAAACAAATTGGTGATCGAATTATGGATGAACCAGTTAAACAATGGGATGATTTATGTGATGCGATGCGTTATAGTATATTATATAACAAACGTAATATGGATAGTATATCTATTAGTTTTGTTAGTTTTTCATAAAATAATAATTATTTTATTAATTATTTGTTTTTTTACTATTTACCTTATATTTATAAATATAAACTAATAACTAATAATATAATAAATGAATGAACTACAAAACAACAATTAACCAATTTATTACAAGTAGGTATAATTTTTTAGTCGGATGTGCCGCTAATATTTTAAAATCTAACACCCATCTTGAACCAGCCGATTTAGTTGCTGAGTTAGTAATCTATATGGATTACAATGAATTAAAAATAACAGAATACATTGGAATGGGAAAGCTTGAAGGTTTTGCTGTTAGCTGGTTAGCATTACAAGGTCGTTTCGCATCTTCACCCACAAACAGAAAATATTCTTTCAACGCAATAAATTTGGATGATTATAATTCATCTCAACTAGTAACTGAACAAGCAACCGATTTTGAATACAATGATTATGAAAATGATCTAACTCATATTTATACTGATGAACAGATAAAAAAAATAATGAGTGTTGATAAAATTTTAGATAAATTAAATAAATTTGATATGGTATTATTCCAAGCTTATTTTATCGATAATTTAAGCTATGATAAAATAGTTAAAAAATATACTTTTTTCAGAGAAAAGGATGGTAAAAGAATTACCTACAAATCCAAAAAATCAATTTACTTGATGATGAAAACATTAAAAGAAAAAATTAAATACTTAATGGATGATGATGATAATAATTAGTATTGCTTGTTTAAGCTTCTTATTTGTAGCAAGTGAGCCAATCATATTACTAAGACGAATGATTGGCTTTAAAGAAGAGGATACACTTAACTACAGCAAATTTAAAATGTTTATATACACTCTAATAACTTGTGCGATGTGTTCTGGTTTTTGGATTGGAATAATCTTAACACAAAATATACTAACCGCTTCAATAATTAGTGTTGTTGCGGAATTAATTTATAAAATAAATAATAAAATATGAACCCATTTGTAAGAGAATTTTTAAAAGATTTAAGTCAAGATAATTTAAATGAAAAAGTATTAATACTTTTATCAACAATAAAAAATAATTATGTTGATAGCAATCAAACAACAATAATGTTTGCTTTACATAATATGATTTTTATAAACAATCAAGAACATGGAATAAGCTGTGCTAGTTGCAGAGGTAGAGTTTTCAACAGACTAACTACTTGGAGTAACGAAAACAATCAAGAGAAAAAAGATATATAAAATTATGAAGCTATTTAAAAATAAATCAAAAAAAAATTGGAGTGATATTACATTAGGCCAAATACAAGAGATTGATTCATTACCAAAATATGATGATGAAATAGATTTAATTATTAATTATCTCAGTGTAATTTGGAATAAGGATGCATCTTATATTGAAAATTTACCAGTTACAACTATAATCAATGGCTTTGAAGAATGGGCATTTATTAATGATAAACCAACTTCAGCTTCAACTCCTATAATTAAATTAAAAGGTAAAAAATATGGAGCAATAGAATTATCAACTATGACTTTAGCTCAAATGGTTGATATTGAGGAATATATATCTGAAGGGTTAATGTTAAATTTACATAAGATTTTTTCAGTTATATACTTACCAATAAAATCATTTAATCCAATTACTAAAAAATATACAACAGTTGAATATCAACCAAGCGTTGAAAGACAGGATGTATTTTTAGGTGGTACAATGGATATTTTATATCCTCAGATGCTTTTTTTTTGGAGTATCGTAAAAATTTATTTGGAAGATTTACAATCATCTTCCAAAATGAAGATGAGGACGATTCATACGGAGATGGTGAAGGAGATGATAACGAAGGAATCCCCCACACAGACAGAACAGCTAAAACAGTAACTGAGGCAAAGAAAGACAACCAAAATAAAATAAGAAACAAATGGAACTGGTACGGCATAATAAATGATTTAGCTAACGATGATATAACAAAAATGAATGAAGTCGTAAAATTACCAGCCTTGCATTGTTTAATGCATATAT